GCATCTGTGCTTCCAGCTCTGGGTTTCTTTCCATGATCATGTCGTCTACATCCTCTTCTCCCTGACGGGTGGCAATCTTTCGAAGGAAAGCTCGCTTCTCGCGGTCAATAAGAATGTCTTTGGATAGAGCGAACAGCTCGGTAAGTCTCTTGGATTCAGCATCTCGGTTTCTGGCAATGGCTGAGTTGGCTTTGATCTTCACATTGAACTTCAGGTTGTCTCGCACGTTGATGAGCAACTGATAGATCATTGGTCGGTCTTCTTCTGGGAATATCTTGAGGATAGGCGCGTCCGGTGACTGAAGGTTCAGAAGCTCCATTTCAATAAGCATCTTGGCGAGGTCAGACAAAGCGTTGTTAAAGCGCTTGCGTACATTCTCAAAGCGATTGGTGGTAGAGGTAATGGCAATCTTGTCTTGACCGAGAGTCTCGCTTGAAGAACCACCCTGAATAAGGTCGTTGGCTCCTGAAGCTCGCTTGTGTTCGTCATCTACCTTGTTGAGGTAGTCCATTGTCCCCTGCTTCACATCTGGGAAAGAGATTACGCGCATGACATTGTCCAGAGGCTCTTTCGTATTGATTTCAATACCACCACCAGGTTTGGCTACCAACTGGCGCTTATCAATGCCGAGTCCCTTGCGGAACATGAACATTGGGTTTCCAATGAGCTTTACAATGTCTCCTAGCTGAGCAAAACTCTGGTAGAAAATCTTTCCAATGCCGAGGGTGTTCTGCCCGGTGCCTACTCCATCGAAGAAGTTAGGAATACAGTTCTTCTCGAAAATGAACTTGACTGCGTTGATGCATCCATATGGATTGTCGTACTCGCGAAGTAAGAGCTTCTCTTTGCCATCGGCTACTTCGTATACTTTGTCGTGGGTAACGCGAACAAACCCGATTACTGTATCGAGCTGTGAGTTTAATGCTTGTGCTGGAAGCTGTGCTGAAGAGTCGTAAGGAGTGACAGGGATAGAAGACTGTCCTACTACTTTGGTTCGGTTTAGAACTCCATCCGGGCCAACTGCGTCAAAGAGCTGGTTGTTTCGCACTTCTTCTCCTGACTTGATCCAGCCATAGATAAGAGACGATTGTCCGCCCTCTCCATTTATCTGAGGAATGAGTCGGTTGAAGTAGCAGTCAATGATGTTTGGAGTGAGTAGGTCTGGTTCGTCTTTGATAACCTTCTCGTATTCTTTCTCCTCAATGGCAACTGACCCATCTTCTTGAGGGACTTGCACCTTCTCTTTGTATTTCTTTGTTTTGAATACCCAAATAGGGAAAATCAGGGATGTTCCGAAGTCTACGCCCTGCCCTGCCCAAGATTCTATTTTATCGAAAAAGTTTGGAATGGTTCGAAAGCGGTAGTTGCCGATCTTCTCGAGATACTGGGCAACCATGATATCCAGCTCGTCCTTTCCTTCTGGCTCCACCTCTAGCACTGGCTCTCCTGAGAAGATGTTCCCCTTGATATAGGCTGACTCAGTACGAAGCTTTGGAATGGCTTTCTTGCTCTTGTAAGGGACATTTTTGACCTTCTCCATGTCTCCTTGGAAGGCATTGAAGATGTCCACGTATTCTCTGCGAAGATCCTGGGTTGATTGCTCATAGGTACTCTTCTCTTTGAAGAGGGTCTGAACCAAGGCTTGCTGTCGTGCAGCTTCCTTCTCGTTAAACTTACCTGGCTTTTTTTGTTTTGGTGTGTCCATTAGTCTTCTTGGTAATAGGTGCCATGCTGGGCAAAATACTCGTCTTCAGGGTCTTCAGGCACCTTGTCGAACTCAAACCACATGCGCATCATGAGGTTGTCAGAGTAGTCCGGGCTTCGTCCGATGTCCTTCTTAACATCTTCCTTCGGCACGATTCTTCTCTTGCCATCCTTGTCTGCGTCTTTTGTTTTTAAATATTGGAGTTCTTCTTCGAGGTCTTCCTTTGCTGTCTCCCCGAGGTTACGAATGGCCAGCTTATGAGTGTTGATCATGTCAGCTAGCTTGTAGTAGCACTGGGTCTTCAGGTTCTGGAAGTTGTCTGGCTCGCCAGTCTCCGGGTTGTCGAAAGGGGTGCTGTTGTTCACAAATCCCTTCACGCCTCCGAGTTGATCCACCACTCCTCCGCCAATCCCATCTTCATCGATGATGATGTGGCTGTAAGGAATCTTCTCTTCCTTCGAAATGTCTCTCACTTTTTGGGCAGTCTTATCTGTCCCTTGCTTTGTATATTCTTCCCATCTGTAGGCTTCTAAGCCCTTCCAGCAGGAAATAACGGTCTTATCGTGACCAAATCTGGCTACATCCACGACCATGTACTTTTCTTCCTCTTCCTCTACTGAGTTGGTGTAGAGGTCGATGATAGCTTCGTACTTGACCAATGTGGCTGGGTCGTCATCGTATTCCCAATTCCCCTTCTTTAAGCGCTCCTTGGTGGCGATATCTTCAATCTCTGACAGGTTTTCTTCGTACTCGTCAGCAGTGTATTCGTTGTCTCCATAAAGAGCCTGGACAAAGGCATTTTTAAGGCTCAGTGTCCCATCTTTGAAAGGCTTGTAGAATCGCTTGTATAGCCATCCCTTCTTCGGGTTGCAGGTAAGAAGAATCTTCGACTTGATGTTGTATTCCTTGTTCATCCAACGACCAACGCGGGATTTCAATACATCAAACGCTTTAAAAGCCACTTCTGAGGCTTCTTCTATCCAACCCCCTGTATATTCCAAAGAACCGAATCGCTCATAGTCAGGGTCACCAGGCAATTCTTTTAAATCTAAGAGGTCAATTCTAGACCCGTTCTTGAACTCAATGTAGTTATACTGTCCATTAAGCTTCCAATCTGAGTCTGGAATTTTGTGGTGCTTGCATACCTTGCGGAATGTCGCAAAAGTAGAAAGCATCAATCTCTTAAGCTCCTCTCGTCCTATGAACCACTTTGTCCCTGGGTATCGGTAGCACATCGTAATAAGCCACTCGCACCCTAACCAACTCTTTCCTCCGCCTGCGCCTCCTCCGAAGAGAATGTACTTTGTAACAAGGTCATTGAGGTATTCCCACGCCTTGTGTTGCTTCAGGGTCGGTTTCAGGGTTATTGAGGCCATTCGGAACAATGTAGTTGATAGCGGTAATAGGCTCTATAGCCTTGTCATCACTTGTTAAGTCAAACTTCTTCTTTTTCTCTAGAACATAGTCGAGGAATAGCTCTGCCGCCTTATTGTCTTTAGTGGCTCGCTCTCCAAGATTCTCTAGAACATCAGGAGTATACTTTTTGGCGTATCTAAAGCAAATTTCTTGAATCTTTGCTTCAACTTCCTTCTTATTTACCTCGTAGTAGTAGGTGCTTTCTGGAATGCCTCTTTTAGCACAAAAATCTCTAGTGGTTTCCTCCCTTAGAGCTTTCGGTGTAGCCTCTCTTTCGATAGCTTCGTCAATCCAGGTTTTCCCTTCATCCATTCAGTTTTTATACTCACAAGGACAAGCAATAGTGTTATGTGCCTGGCTTCGGCTTATCCCGAACGGGGCTTTCGCCCACAGGCTTTTGTTTTTGTTTTGAATTGCTTCGTAGGGCGGGTGCCTGTCCTTCCAGTTCTCTAGCGGAAAAGAGAAAAGTTTTTTATGTGCCCTTGTGAAAATAAACACAAAAAAAGAGCCACCGCCCCTTGCAGGGTGATGACTCGGTTTTATTCGTTGAGTTTGGGTCTATTTCAACCAAATTGTATCTTACATAATCCAGCCTAGCATACTATTTTGATTTTGTCAAGCCTCATTGAGGTCTTTCACATTCGGATATACTCTCAAAGCTTTTTTCCACCCACTTTTATTAGCAGATATCCCTTCGACTTTGTTGTGAGGCTGAAGGTTTCTGACCAGCAATTCCCACCAATCCATAGATGTGAAGGTCGTGGTAAAGACAACATATTCTGCTTTCTCAAAATACTTTTTTATCTCGTTATCACTCCTAGTTCTGAAATGATTTATCACGCTCAGAGTTTTTCCTGGGTATCTTCTTTGGAAAAAGTGCCTCCAATAATCAGTCAGCTCAGCATCATTTTCGCAAACTACAACCTGAGCATAGTCTGTTTTCCTTCTTGGAAAGTCCTTTCTACTAAGATCACTCACTATTTCAAGATCCGGCATTAGAAACATATACGATCCTGATTCGCGAATAAGTAGATCGTAAGGTGCTTTCTTAAGCACTTCCTCATAACTCAGTCCTTCTGCTGCTTTCATTACTATCCGATCCCACATGGTTGGCGCATTCCCTTTCTCTATTTCATGGGAGCCACCGACCACTTTATTGAATAGTCTCTCGCTCATGATTTCACTTAATCCACTGGGAACTCCCCCAACCTCGTCAACTACTAGAAACCATTCTTTGTAGCCTTTGATTTTTACATATCTATTCATAGTTGTACTCCTTGTTGTGGGGGAAAACAGCGTTTGCATGGATTTGGAATGTCATGTGGTCTCGATGCGTAGTTTGCAGGTGAGAAAGTGAGAGGTTTATAGCACTTTCCACAGTGGTATTTGTGCAATGGACATCCTTTGCGACACTTCTCTTCTCCTGTTTCTTGATTATTACCAACGATCTTATACTTTTTACCTCGAAGAGACAATCTACCGCCATTCTGACCAAAAGTACCATGCTCCTCACTCCGTTTTCTTCTCTCGCCTAAAACAAACTTCATGTCAGGCTTACTCCATTTGATTTCTATGGCGTACTTTGGGTAAATCCGGTAAGTTGTTCCTTTGTCTTCAATTCTTTCAAAGTCACCCTCTTCGTTTCTTCTGTAGTAATTCTCAGGGTTGAGGATGCATACTAGATCTCCTTCATAAATTTCTTGACCAGTAACATCTTCTTTCCCAATATACTCTTGCCACTCACCTAGATTTCCAGTAGAGAACTGTTCTCCTGGTTGTATCGTGGGGGCATCAAATACGAATTTCTGACCAATTAACTCAAGGTACGCCCATCTCTTCAAGACTCTGTCGTAAGAACGAAATTTTATTTTTCTGTTCATACTAATCCTTCCAGATCAAGAACGGTATTGCTATTAGCAAGATCGTGATTCCTATAGCAAAAGAAATCCACAGTGGAGAAAGTACCCACCACCATGACCAGTCTGCTACTCCAGTTGTAAATCGTCCTCCTGGGTTGAGCTTCAGGAAGATGAAAACTATTGTCAGAAGTCCTACAAAACCAATTCCTCTGTCGCTACTGCTTGTTGATGCCATAAAATTATTTCTTTAGTAATTTCTTCATGTTATCTATCATCATGAGCTCCCACGCTTCTGGTGGCAGAGTGTAAGTGAAATCAAAGCTCTTGACTGAATCCTCGTGAAAATGAGGTGGTAAGTCGCTAGTATCTTCATACGAGTTACAAGAGCAATGAGACTGGTACTCCCAGCGTAAATTCCCGTCTTTGTCTACTCCTACCTGGGTTTGACTTCCCTCGTAGTCCTCCTCTTTACTTGACACAAGAATCCAGACAAGATGCGGGTTATTCCACCAAACTCTACCTATGATGCTATCAAATTCGCTACTCCACTGCCCTTCTCTTTTTTCCATTGCAAAATGTTTTGATTTGATATTTTCAAAGTCTTTCACAATTCTTGCCAGCAACCTTTTTGTCTCTGATCGGAGTGGCATTTTTTCCATTTTCTCGTCCATAATATTCTCTTAAAATCCTTTCCAGTTGATTATCGGCTTGAGATGCTTGACGATCTCAATGCTCTCCTTCTGGTTCTCCATTACCTCGGAGATGTTCTTGTAGGCATTCGGGCTTTCATCTATCACCTTCTGAACTACCGGGGCGACAATGCCTTCCATCTGTTCTTTGAAAGTCTCCATGGTGATCTCCTTTCGTGCTTTCCCACGACTCATAAGGCGACCCGCGCCATGTGAAGAGCTGTTGAGAAACTCTGGGTTTCCCTTGCCTATAACAAGGAAGCAACCATCTCGCATGTTTGCCGGGATAACTCCCCTCTCACCTTCGTTAGAAGTAGTGGCTCCTTTGCGATGAATGTAGGTGCCATCTGGCTCTAATACGCAGTGGTTATGGTTCTTATTCGTCCAGAGGTTTTTGTCCACATCAAATTTATAGCCAACAATCCTCTCTATCGCATTGGAAACACGGATAGCCATGTCCATGCGGTTCATGAGCGCGAAGTCCAGACAGTAGTTTTGATACGCCATGTATCTCTTCACTTCTTCACCCTTGAGTACATGCGTCTCTTCAAATCCCTTCTCTTTTCCAGACGCAGTCTTCATAAAGTGAGTCCCGATGTAGTGACCTACTCCGCGAGAGCCACTGTGAATGACAAGCCAGGTTTCATTCTCGTAAGTGAGAATCTCTATGAAGTGATTTCCTGATCCAAGCGTTCCAAGATTTCGGTTAGTGATTTTCAGAACATGCTTCAGAAGCTCGTCTTCTTCCACATTGAAAGCCAGCTCATTCTTTGCTATTCCCATGCAGGACATTGTTCTTACTTGTATATCCTCTTCTCGCTTGTTGAATACTCCGGCTCCCATTGGAACATCTCTGTTCACTTGGTGAAATATCTCCGTAGCCTTATCCTTTATTTTGTTTTGGATCTCCTGGTCTTCTGATATAAGCACAGCAATCATGCCGCAACCAATGTCATACCCAACCCAGGCTGGCACCACTGCGTCTTTGGTTCTGAGTACTGATCCAATAGGTGCAACATACCCAGTGTGTGTATCCGGCATGAGCGCTCCCTCAATAACGAACTCTTGATTGACACAGCTTTCGAATTGCTCAAGAGCTTCTGGTTCTATATTTTCTGCATGTATGTATTTCTTCATATTCTTATTCTGATTTTGCTTTCTTGTAGCCAGCTTCATAAGCTCCCGTCAAAGCAGTTCGCATAGCAACAACAGCTTTAGCATCCAAGTCTAGAATGGTAGTATTTTTTTCTTCTTGACTTATTTTTCCAAAAATTCCATTGACGATTGTTTGTATAGCATCGTTTGTATAGTCTTCCAAAATTGCATCAAGCTTTTTTACCCTCTTTTCAATATCAAGTTTTTTCTCTTGCATATTTTTAAAATTATTATTTTCTCTCACTCGCTTCGTAAATTTCTTTTTCTTTTTCAGTCTCAATAGTGACTGATACCCTGATAGACTTGGCTCCCTCTCCCCACTCATATTCCTCTAGTAGCGTGTAGAGCTTCTGCATAATCTCGTCTTTCTTGGCATCTTTCATATTTTATTTTCCCTTTGTCTTAAATCCGATTTTCTGTCCTATTTCTGGATTTTCTTTCAGCCAGTTCTCATCGACCCATACCTCTTCTGCTCTGCAATGTTTCTCTTTCCTGAGAGCATCTGTTGGCGAGGTTGCCATAACATATTTTCTGACAATGTACTGTTTTTTTCTTTCTTTACTCATAGTCTTAATCCCGAGTTATTTTCTTTGGATTCTCTGGGTGTTCGTGTGCTATTCGCACTGGGCAATCAGGAGTACATCCCTTTTTATCTTCAATGTCATCCCCAACAAGTATTCCGATCACATAGCCTCCGAAATGCTTAGATGCTTCAAATCCTTTTCCATTTGGGAACATGTTTCTTACCTTGTATTCGATTCTTTTTTTCATAGTTCAATATCATTTTCTAACTCATTACCCCACACATCCCAACCCTCTTTTTTTTCTCTAGCAAATAACTCTATTCGTGGGAGGTCGCCCATGAGTTCAACAATTCTCTTCCTTACCTCGTCTGGCTTTTTTGAGTGAGTTGTTCTTTCCGCTTCTACTAGCTGTTGAATGTTTTTTGTGATTCTCTGAGGCTTTCCTTTCCTTCCTAATAAACAGAGCTCAACATTTCCCATTGTCCACCTACCGAGGTTTTTCACTTTCTTACCGCTTTTGTGGTTTTTGCTCCAGCAAAATGCTACTGTCACATATTTGAACCCCCATGCCTTCATTACCTCTAAAGCTTCTGGAAGTAAGGGAGAGGTCGCCCATAGGAATAAAACGCAATCTTTATCCTGTATTGCCCCCCCCCGCAGAAGATTAGCTATCCAATCTTTCCCTTGAGTAGGGTAATGAGTCTCTGCCCCTTGGTGTCCTATCATTTTGTCGTTGTAACTCCAAGGTGGATCAGCGTAGATAATCTTATACTTCTTCATCCTATTTACTTGCTTGAATTAGAGCGATAATGAGAACCAAAAATATAGCTGTAGCAGTCCAAAATCCTTTCATGAAGCCATCCTTTTTGTAGACCTGCTCTGTCCTCACGAGAACTGGAAACATATCCACTGGAAAAAATTTCTTCTGATCTTCAATTCTGCTTGGCGCAGGATTTCTTTTGTACCAATTTTTGTTGTGTTTAGCAGAGCAAGTCCCAGGAACAAACCGAGACCCACAAAATCTTTGCCGACCGGCAGTTGGTTGGTATTCCATTTTGCACATCTCACAGATTTTCTTACTGTACTTTGATTTCTTTCTTGAATTATTCATAGACTTACTTGACAACTTTTTTGGTTATAAGTGTTTTAACATTCACTTTATATTTTTTTGCAACTTCGTAGATCACCATCGAGTCTTTCTTTAGGGAAGATACATGCTCTACGAGAAAGTCAATCCTTTTTTCTACTTCTTCGATAGTCTCAAACTCTTCGATTGGATCTTCATCAAGGTCGTATTTCAGAATAAAGTTCACTGCTTTCGCTCCAACAATTTTGTAATCTTCTTCTGGAGTCAAACTAGAACCTCTCATGCCATCCTCATAAGTGACATAAACCGTTCCATCGCTGTCTATACCTTTAATGATTCCAAATTTTCCTTTATTTGGTTGTTCTTCTGCTGGCAGAACACAAATATTCTGAACTCTATTTCCTATCTTAAATTTCACTGCTTTTTTCTTTTTTGAGGTTGTGCTAGTCTTCTTCACAATTTTCTTTTTTCTTTCTCTAATAACTACACCCTTCTGGAACATAGAATCTGTCCAATTCCAACCTTCCTCTTTAATCCGGTATTTGTCTGTGACGCTCGCTATGGTCACTATTTGACCTGCCAATGCTACCATTTCAGAAGTAGTTGAGTCAGTCTTTCCACTGACTGAATCCTTGTAAATTTTGCCCACCTTCAGGTTCCTAATAACCCTTACTCTGTCTCCTTCTTTAAATTTCATACTCGTTCCGCTATTTTAGTTAATAAATTTTTTATCTGTTCCTGTTCCTCATGTGAGAACTCATTTCTATCCGGACTGAGAATGGTGATCATTTTAGCGATCAGCATTGGCAGTATCAGAAACGCCATTACTATCATGAGTGTCATTGCAACTATTCTCCCCCCTACTGTTACCGGATACATATCTCCATATCCGACTGTCATAGAAGTCACTACAGCCCACCAAATGGAATCAAACCAACCTTTTCCCTCAAAGAATCCGTAGACAAAAGAGGAGGCTACAATGAGTCCGAAGTAATAAGCCATGAGCTCCATCACTGAATCTGTACACTTGTAGAATATTTTTTTCATACGATTATATGAGGTATAAACTGACTCGTGTTATCTGTTACCAAGCCCGCACATTCCCTGATACCCATTCCCGCCGCTTCGCCTCCTACTACCCAGCTACCAAGAATTGGTGTTTTTCCTTCTACTGAAACATCTATGAACTTCTGGTAGACAGCTTCACTTTCATCGTAGGAACCATCGGTCATAGTGAGTAATTCCCCATGCTCGGTTTTTCTTACGATTACGATGTTCTGTCCTTCGCGAGAAAGTTTCGGCTTCTTCACATAATCACCTGCTAAAGGTTCAAAACTGGCTTCTAGCAGATACTTATGATTTGGGTACAGCTCCCAGAGAATCGGAAGAATAGCTTTGTTTGAAAGAAGCATCTTCCAAATTGGCTCTATCCACTTCATCTCTTTGTAAGCTTCCAAGAGGTTGTCAGCGAACTCCTCCTCTACCATCCATTCCCATGGGTAAAGCTTGAAGATGTTCTTGATCTCTTTGTCCTCTAGGTCAACGAATTTCCCCTCTAGCCAACCGATTTGATCCATCATCAGACCTTCTGTCACTGTCCCTGCTTCCTCTGCGGTGTCGCGCATGTAAGTCACATTCATGAAATCTTCATGAGCTGACTCGTATGAGTGCACGAAGTACAGTGTCGGAAAGGTAAGAATTTCATCCCATTTTTTGACCAGCCTCTCGTGTATAGAGTTGAACTGATCAGCCTTTGGAAAAACTTCTTCTTTCCATAGCCATTGAATGACCGATGCTTCCAAGAGGGATGTTGGCGTGTCTGCGTTGTACTCCAACATCTTTATTTCCCGGTTCTTGTAAGCAAGATCAAACCTTCCGTACACTGATGTCTCCTGCTCGTTTTCAAATGACCACTTTATCAAAGGAACAAATTTCTCTGGAATGCAGAACTGATGAAAAAGGTTTTCTTTAATCACATGCTCTGCCGCTTTCATGCACATCTCATGCAATTCATTAGTAGCCTCTTCAATCTCATCTATTTCTTCCATAGAGAACTGGTAGTACTCTGACTCATTCCAGTAAGGCCTCCCATCTGGAGTAGTGTTGTAAACCAGTCCCAAATCTTCAACCTTCTTCTCCCAATTTTCTCGTGGTGCAATTGATATCTTTTTCATACTTATGATCCGCTTGAGTGTGAACCTGCTGAGCTACCAAACCCTCCTCGTGCTGCCGGAGATGAAACTTTTCCAGTACTTGGTGCACTAGGAGACCCTCCTGTTAGGTGACTACCGACTGCATGGTTGTTGATTCCTCCCATGTAGTAATAGTGGTAAGGGAATAGTACGGGCATAACTCCGCCATTTGATGCCTTCCCCTCATCACAGAGCTTGCTATCAACTACTTCGTCTTTGTCATTGACGCAGTATTCTGTTGAATCACCCTGGCTCTGGGAGGAGCAACCCGCTAGAAAGAAGGCTGCTCCAATGGTGAGAGGGATTTTGTAAAATATCCCTTTCATAACTAGAACTGTACTTTGGCTCCTTTTTCTGCACCTGATTCAGCTTTGAAGAGAGTTTTCTTTTCGAAGCCAAATGTCTTAGCAAACAAACTCTTTGGGAATCTTTGAATATTCGTGTTGTAGTTATTTGCTGTCGTGTTGTACTGGTCGCGAGCCTTCAAAATCCCATCTTCTGTGCCACGCAGTTGATTCATCAAATCTTGAACTTGCTGGTTGGACTTCAAGTCTGGGTATGCTTCTTGCAATCTTGGTAGCAAGGCGATTACCTGGCTTTCAATGTTGCTTGCGGCCTCTGCTTTCTGGTTGTCAGTAGCATTAGAGCTTTGGAACATTTGTCGAGATTCTGCAATCTTTCCAAACACTTCTTGCTCTTGCTTCTGAGCACCTTTCACGCTCTCAACCAAGTTTCCAATGAGGTCTAGGCGGCGCTGGTACTGTGTTTCTACCATGCTCCATGACTTCTCTACTTGGTTGCGGCTGGAAACTAAGCTGTTGTAGTTTCCGATGAACCAAAATACTACGAAGGCTATTAAGCCGAGTACAATGGCTAGGGTTGTTGCTGTCTTAGACATACACTTTTTTATTAGTTCGTTTATTTACCCACCACACTAATCCGCCTCCAATCCCACCTACCAAAAGGATCATGACAATCCAGTTAAAAATGAGTAATCCGTCCACTCCCTCGTCCTCAATAATCACTGTCTTCTCGGTTCCATCTGGTTCTGTCACCACTGCTTCTTGATTTTTTACATTCTCCCGGTGACTCATAGAAAAAATGTAGAGCCAAGGCAGGTAGTCAACAAAACTGGCATTTCTCTGCACATACTGAACTGTTGATCCTGCTGGCGGTGTGTAACCACCTTTTATTTTTGGCTTGAATTTGTCATCCACTACACTTGCCTTTCCAGTTGTTTTCTTACCACTGCTAGTAGTTTTTACTGGAGCGTCAACTGTCTTTGTTGCCGCAGTAGGCTTGCTGGAGGTTTTGGCTGGTGCTGGAGTGGATTTCTTGGTATATGTACCACCAGAAGATCCGCTTTTTGCTGAACTCGTTGATCGTGAGCTACTAGAAGACTTGAAACTGCTTCCACTGCTCCGACTTGAGCTTCCTTTAGCCTCTACCATTGCTGGAGCGATGAGAGCTACCATCAAAATGATTGCTAAATATTTCATAATTTCTTATCAGTTATTCTCTTTCTGAAATCCTTGTATCCTGGCACCTGACTTATATCCTTTCCCCCCTCCGCCTGGGGAGGAGATTTCGACCTATGGATATTGGCCACCGCCACCTGTAACTCTGCTTGCCTAACTCTTTCCTGTTTTTGTTTTTCTGTGAGAAGTCCATAATCTTTCTTTAGCGCATTTTCCAAGAATGCTTTGTAGTTTTTATAGACCTTCCCTTTCGCCAAGCAATAATTTCTCAAATCATTTGCTTTTCCTTGAATATCTTCTTTTGAAGCATTATATTTTTCATGAAGTTCAGAGAGAGTCTGTTCGGGTACATTATCCAGAAATGATACGGAGGCTTCGGGTCTCTTCTCTTCTCTTCTCTTCTTATCTCTTCTCTTCTCTTCTAGGGGGATATTGTCAGGAGGTTGTCCGGACACTCTCCGGAGTTTCGCTGTGTATTCGTCAGCGTATCTTGCCATCTTTGGGATGTATAAATCCCCTCTACTAAGCGCTTTTTTATCTATTAATCCTGTCTCAGCAAATTTCTTCAAAAGAGTTTCTATCTTTTCTTGGTCAATTCTTGACACATCTTGTAACTCATTTTTCCAGTTTTTTTTCGCTTTTATTCGAAAATTTTCGCTTTGTTCACCAACTAATTCCAAACAGATCCAGTAAAAGCCATATCCTTCAGTCCCAAATTCTCTGAGAATGGCCTTCAAATCTAGGTTGTTTCTGGCGTTGGTGTGATGTTTTAACCACTTCATATTTTTAATAGCTATGTAGGTAAGCCTCAAACTTCTTTTCTGGTTTTGAATGGCAATGTTCACATTCCTCTCTTCCATCCCACCAGTACCAGTCACCAAACTTCACCACTTCAACCCGCTTTAATTCGTATGCAATATCTTTTATAAATTCTTTATCTGTATCACCAATTTGTTTTGCGATAGCTCTTGCGGCGCTCTCAAAACTTGCGTAACCAATAGCAAGGGCCTGGTCAGAATCTTCAAAATTTATTACCTCTCTTTTCATAACTTTGTTATCTTAAATGCTCTCTCATGCCCAGATATTGCATTGACTTTGGCGAGTAATTTAGCCAGTCTTCTGAAATACCTATTTTGCTTTCCCTCTTCTTCGTACTCTCTTTTCATCTCCTCAAGAATCAGAGACTGAATAGTGAAGTAGTTGTCTTGATTGAATGTATTGGTCATACGCTACCTCTTCTTAAACATTTCTCGGTAGTAGCTTGGGAACTCTATAGGGTCTAGTTGCCTTTCTGAGAGCATGTGATCCATTCGCTCTACAATCTTGTCAATCTCGTCTGTGTACAGCTCCTTGGTGCTTTCTTTGCCTAATACAACTCGCTGGTAGGTTTTCCAAATGATTTCCTTGACCATGCGACCAGTCCACCACATGTCGACATCCACTTTTACAGTCTTTTGGAGACTATAACCATGAGCATTCAAGTGGTCGGCCACTTCTTTGAAGTAGAGGTGTAGAGAATCATTCTGCTTGTTTGTCCGGTACTCGCGAAGAGTGGGGATATCAATCTCAATAAGGCCAGCGCCATCAAGTTTCGCAAGAGCATCTTGGTACTTCTCAATATTTTCTGGTATAAATTCGTTCTTAATGACTCTTCCTTTTATTTTCATAGTTCTGTTTCTTTTACTTGCCACCTATTTTTTTCTTTGAACCAACCATGCACCAGTACTCTCCACCCCGCTTTCTTCACTATCGGGTAAGTCTCATTCAGCTCTATTTTCTTCACTCTGGCCAAGGCATTGTCTTTAGTAGTTGACTGAACCCCTACTGTCTCGCCTTCCTTGATGCAGAGAATGTCTATAAAGCCGAATAGGTCTTGCCTGATCTTCACAAAAGGATTCCATTTCTCAACCACCTGACATGTGTAGCCTGCCTTCCTCATTCGCTTGAGGCTACTTTGGGTTGGACTGGTTCCTTGTTTCTTCGCCATACTGAGTAATTTCTTTTTCTTTTCTTTTTAAGCACGTATTTTCTGTAAAGGACTGCGATGACTCTTATGAAGAACTTCTCACTGTTCAGAGCCTCTTTCTGCTTTCTCTGAAGGTTCTGGAGTTGTCGGTAAACTTCTCCTACTGTGCTGAGGTCTTTTTCGACCTTCTCTACTTCGTACCTCATGAACTGTCCATCCACTCTTGCCTGCACTCTCCTGAAGAAATCTGCCTTGTCTCTTACATAGAACATCACTCTCAGGTTTCCATTTGGCTCAATGCGGTAGTGATCCACTAGGTATTGCCATAGTCCGTTCTTATACTTCGTCAATGCTCCTCTTTCTTCTTGCGCTAATCTTTCTGCAACCTTTCTCTCTACTCCCATCTGTGTTATTTGATACACTCTCCATTCATACGCCTGCTCTTTGTCTGTCATGTCTGAGGGTTTTTCCATATCATTTTTGTTTCTTGGTAATGCTGGCTAGGTAGGATTCGAACCTACGACCCCCTCGTTAACAGCGAGACGCTCTACCACTGAGCTACTAACCAATGACTCACTAACTTCTACCCAGGACGGGTTTTCACCGTATCTCCCCTTCTGTTTTAAAGGCCTGGGGCGCTCTACTCATGCGAGTAATTGAACCACCTGGGTATGAGTTAATGAACCATCTATAAATGCTCTCTAACAGGAAGGCAAGGGATTACTATCTAGGGGACATCCATTTTCCTAGTAAGCGCACCTTGCAGGGCCGGTTGTCTCGCTGTGAGGCCAGCTTTAACTTCTATGCCTAGAAATGTTAGCGTTCCTAATTTTTCGCCACTTCCTGTTAAAAAGCACTTAATGAGCTGAGGCAAGCGACTAATGCCTAGATTCCAGTTTCCTGTGCAGAAGGTTAGCGGCCTCTACAATGAACCATTCGTACCATTAGCCACCAGTTTCAACTCACTAAATCTTGTTAAATGCCCTAGTGGGGAGTGCCATGTCTTTCTCATATAAGAGGTCATACCCCTGCGTCTAGCATGGCCATCATTGACCAGGGAATTGAACGCCCCCACTAAAGCACTAATGAACTGACATGGTACTTGAGTCCGACCGGGCACCCGCAGAGATAGACAACTGATTAGGCTGATTCGTCTCTACGGGCGGTTGGGCAAGGTCGTCTCACAGCTTGTTCCAACTTTCAGGCATTCCCCTTGTGGAATCACCCACTACTCAAATGCCAACAATCATTTATGTAGAAATCGCCACTTGTTACTTTTGTAATGATTCCAGTAGTAGAACCATTATCTCGGATCTGTCCACAAGGATTACTTCTCCCAGGAACCGCCCTGACTTCATCACCGACCTGAATGATTCCTTTTAACTCACTGTATTCGTATATTTTTCCCATAGGGTTGTTTTTTACTCTTAAAATGGCACACCTTCTATTCCTGAACTTCCACTTTTGTTTTCTGGTTTCCAGGTATCAACCTCTAAGTAATATTTCCCGTTCTTACTGAGTTTGATCTGGAACTTCACATACCCTTTGTCATCAGTCTCTTGAGTCTCCAGGTATTCCATGAGCTTCGCTGGTTCGACCGAGATTGTCCCTTTCACAAAGTCCGGGGCTTTCTCCCGAGGCGGGAAGTATCGCATTCCTTCTACAAAATTCTTGTCCATATCACATTAATTTAGAAATTACTTCTTTATAATCTTTCAAAAAGCTATCCAACTTCTCTTCATACAACTGAATGTCCTCTGCAAAGTCTTCGCGCGTAACAGTGATGATGTGGAGCTTCTTGTGCCATTTTTGGTTGTAGCTGACAAAATCCATTTCTTTCAGATTTGGCTCTGTAGCAAACTCATGAACTGCAGCCCATCTATATTCGGCTGGTATCTTATTTCCAGCCAGAATGTATTTGAGGTGAGTTTTGAGTAAAGGACACTTCACTTGTACGCTCTTTGTTCTCTTTCGGCACATGGCATCTGGGGAGAAACCTACATCTTCATTCTTTTCAACAAACCCAATTGTCTCTAAATTCTCCCCCGTCAGCTCTTCGTAATCGTCTAGCGCCCATGACTCTTTGAGAGTTCCATTGAGCATGTCGTCTGATTTGAAGTCTTTGTTCTTCTCGTACTTCTCAGCAATCATTTGGATCATGAGTGCCTTTCTGCCAGTTCCTACGACATCTTTCGCTCTGGTACTTGTAACCTTGCCAAGACGCAGTTGGAGCCATTCTGGTGATCCCTGGTCTACTTCGTGATAAATCATAGTCCTAGTTCTTTTTTGCGCTTGGTGAATAAGGCCAGAACTTTCTTGTCAGTAGTGGCTTTCAAATCTTTCTTCCAGTAATTGGTCAACTCTTCAGCGTCATTCATGAGCTTGAGAGACTCTTCAATCACAGCAAGATTCTCGTCTCCAATAACTTCTGTCCCCGCAGCATCTTTGTCTTCATTGGCAATAATGATATTGAAAATCATGCCGAGGTTGTAACGCTTGTAGTAGGTAATTTCAGCACCTTTCTTCTGAGGATCTACTTGTGATATTTCAATATTGCTGTCTAGTACTTCCCCGGTTGGTCGGTGGTGAGCAATAGTGAATACAGACTTTTGGTCACATCGGTGATAGACCGTAAACTCGTTTTGCTCAAGAATTGGGTCTAGTGTCTCCCAGACTTTTTCCAAGTCAGCATATTTAGCGCCATGAACACCTTCCTTGTTCTTTCCAATGACAGGCATTGCTTTCTGAACTGCTGCCAGTGCCTCCCAAATTGTTGCCTTCTTTTCTTCCGCCATAGTATTTTTTACTTAGTTATCAAAGAAGAATACGAGTCGTACATCTTCATCTTCTTCGTCGTGATCAGTGAGTTTCAGTTCTTCTATTATTTGTTCTATAGGGTTTTTCTCCCTTTTAAATAATGTGAATATTTTTCTTTTTCCAACTACTCCTAAGTGTTTCCCAGAAGTCCAAGAGCAAGTTTCTGTAATCTCATCACCATTTTTTGCAAGTATTAAGCTACTGTCATCGATCTCTTGATTTATGAGTTCTTCTGGTATTTCTTTTAGTTCTTTAAGGGTGAAATAACTGTGCGAGTGTCCATCAGAACCCCAGTATTCAACCTCCGCTTGATAGCCAAGGCTTGCATCTGCGGGAACTCCCTTGGGCTGTGCAATGGGAACAATATTATTTGAGTTTCTTACATCAGCAAGAAAGGCAAATAGTTCATAATTCCTTCCTAAATCAAGATCATCTCGATATTCAGTGTGATCTTTATATTTGTGTGAAAACTCACCTTTGATTTGAACCCACTTTCCATTTTTCCGCTTTCTTTCCGCAAAAGCGTGTATATCGCATCCCATAGTTTTTTACTTAAAAAATTTGTCGTACCATGCACCCCAAGACAACATCTGTCTCATTACTTGTCTCCGGTGTTTTAGGTGTAAATAAGTTTTCATAAAAGGTCGTGAATTGATTTATAGCCACTGATTTTTGGATTTATCTGTATCGTGTATGGGTTGTACCACTCCTGTGCATCGAGTATCTTTTTGATAGCTTCTGCTATTTGCATAGTCTTCTTCTTAGCACGAGATTTTGTAAAAATGTTAAGATCTTGCACGTTGTCACTCACTCTCCAGCACCTACCCCAAACTGCATATTTCTTACCATCAATTTCAAACTTTCCATTGAAGCACGGACAGTGTCCGTCATAGCCTTTCTCAAAATAATATTGGATACCGAAGAAGTCTTCACTCTTCATCTTTTCCATTTTTTTGAGAAAATTTTCTAGCTTCATAATTTAGTAAGAATTATTTACATCGTGATAAGCCAAAGCTTTTGATGGTGTCTCATAACGCTTCTGAATGTATTTCAGTCCACACTCGGTTTGCTTCACTGGGTCACTCGTTTTTTCACAACCATACGCTTCCCATGTGCTATCCAAGAACTGAAACATTCCATAAGCTGTCGATACTGGATTTTGTGCTTTGTGGTTAAAATCTGACTCTCTATCTACCAATTCCATTAATGCGTTCACTTCTTTGTCGCCAAATATTGCTCTTCCTTTTTCTTCAATTAATTTCTTGTTAGAAGTAGGAGAGGCTGCCGCTACAACAGCCTCAGGAGCCACTTGATCAGACAAACTTACCGTCTTTCCCTTACTACCTCCCTCCTGGGATGATCTTTCAGGTTCTATACTTGTAACTTCGTTTGATTTTGATTTGAAATAGTCGTCCTCCAATGTCTGCCATTCGGTAAGTTCTTCCCATGTCTCTATTCCTTCGTGATAAACATGTGCGGTGATTCCGACAATGAATATGTAAAGGAAAACTGTGAAATATCTTTTTAAGGTGTTTTTTATTTTTGTTTTGTTCATACGAGATTATTAATCTTTAGAATCCCGTATTTCTTTTTCTAGTTTTTTAGTCGGCACCCATTTACGCATTCCATCCTCTGTCTCTGCCCTGAGATACCCGGCCATTTTCAGCTCGCGACATCTCCGGTCAATGTTGAATGGCATGTACATTCCGTAAACTACTCTGTTGGCTACGAGGGCTGGGATAATGAATCCCCTTCTCACTGCCACTCGCTTCGCTCTTTCTTGATGTGTGATTTTTGTTTTCATAGAAGTGTTTTATGCTCCTTCTGGGTTACTTGGCCAGTAGGCTGGCTCTTTCTCACTGTTCGCCCATTCGTTCCAAATCTCCATCAGCTCACTCTTCCCAACATTCATGTCACCATTGTGATCCTCGAACTCTTTGTATGTTTCAAACCCCAAACTTAGTGATTCTTCTACTTTCTCGCGCTCACTCTTTGTGGTCGCTCTCCAGTATTCCCAGAAACTGATTTTTGGATTGTCCCGGTATAAGGGAGATTCCATAATCTCTAGGAGAAAGGAGTGCGTGTAGTCCACAACGCTTTGAGGCGTTCCAGCGAAACCAATTGCTGTTTTCATACACTTGTTGAGGCAATGACGGGAGCAGGAGTAATCACTACTCTATTCCGCCCGCGTCATTGCCTATTACTCTTGAAGCTGTTAAAAGTCGCTTCTTTCACTTAAGACTTACTTTGCTTGACCACGAATAAATTAATTTTGTGGTGGGTTTCAGCCTTTACCCCCAACACTAGGTTCAGTGTCAGAAGCCTTTCTGATGACTCCATTGCTGGAGGTAAAAGAAAAAACCGCTATTTCTAGCGGTTGTTGTCAAGAGTGGTGTTGACAAAAGTAGTGTTTTGTTTCGTAATGTAACTTATGCGACATTATAGTAGTTTTTTTAAAGAGGCCTTAGCCTCTACCAATATAATGCCTGAAAGGTTCACAGAACGACACGACCCTACAGTTTCTCCGCTAGATATTTAGTTGTAAAAGATCACTTCAATACACCCATTATAGCAAATAAAAAAGAGGCTGTCAAGTCTTTTTCTCAACGCCTCTTTAATGCCTCTTCTAAAGCCTCCCAATTAATGTATTTCCTACCTGCTTTGATTGCTTGAAAAGCCCCACTTGGATCTGGCACACCATGTTTCTCCCCTACTTGTCGGTATGAAAGGGGATAAAATTCGTATTCAATCGCCATCGCGATATTTCTGGCAAAGTTGCCCGGTCTTCCTAATTTTGGCTTTTTATTCTGTTCCATAGGGTTATTATTACACAAAAACTCTGTTTTGACAAGGGTCTTTTCCCAAACTTCTGCATGAATCCCACAAAAAAAGCAGAAAGAGCCTGTGCGCTGATAAGTTGGACAGAAGAGGTCGAATACCTTTCTTTCTATTTTACCGCACGAACAATATCTCAACATCTCACTGTAATGCTTCCACATGTGGGGGCGTGGCTCCTGCCACTTCCCCCATTCATGGGTATGTATGTTCCAAATCCGCATATAAAATCTTTAAGTTTTACAGCAGACCCTAACACACGCATTTAGACAATGTCAAGCACCTTTGTTCAGATATTTCGTCACTTCACCCACTACGAGACCCACAACAGTGATGGCTGCGAGGTTTACCATGGTTTTTGGATCAAGCATGAATACGTCTCCTACCTGAAGTACATACGCTCCTACCACTACCACAGTCATTCCTCCGAGTCTCCACAGGAATGATTTTACTCGACTTTTTAATTGTTCGTTCATACTACTTGTCCAATACCATTAACACTCCTGCAAGGATCACCAGGATAGCCGACACTGGTATTACTACCGGGAAGAAGTATCCTAGACCTAACATGCTCAAAGCTATTCCCACACCAAATATTTTTCCTGACATAAATTTACTTTTTAATTAATATAGAACCTCCCACCACTCCGCTATAAAACTTCTTCTTACCATCCCACGGGTCAGCTACCCAGAACTTCTTGAATCCTGGTACTCGCCACAGTGCATGTACCCAATGACCGCCATTGTCTACATGTAAGAGAAGAGTCTTGTTCGGATTCTTTAGAGCTTCATCAATGAGTTTCTGATCGTAGGTATAGAATCGCCAATGAAACTTCATTCTCTTGTACACCTTTCCGATGGAACTCCAAATGACCAATGCATCAGGCGTGTATTCCAGCTCCTGACATAGCGGGTAAGGCAGAATTTCTTCTCCAAACCAAGTTCCACTCATAGCGATGTCAGTCGTTGTGCATCCAACCGCAGCCATTTTCTGCTTCGTCTTACCAAGGTATTTATCAAACCATCTCTTATCCCTCTGACAAAATATTTTCATACTCTTTTTACTTAAAAATTAGACTTAGACCAGCGAAGTAAACCACAAAAGTACAGAGCCAAAACACATCCCAGCTAAAGCTGACACGAAGTTTGTGGCGATGCAGTCGTAATTTATTTCTTTTTCCAACATTTCCTTCTATAGTTTTGTATTAGATTATTAGTCTGCCCCAACGGATTGAGGTCTTTCCCTCCTAGAGAGACTGGTGCGAGCTTCGAGGTGCAACGCTAGAGATTTGGAGCCAGTCCCTTTAGGAAAGAATGATTCTATTTCATATCTTCTAGTAATCTCCTTATGGAACCTTTGCCAACATGCTGAGAACATCTCTTGTAGATTTCTATCGTCATGTGCTCCAACTTTGAGAGGTATGACTCTTTGCACTCCGGACACTTCTTGTATTTTGGTTTTTCTTTCATGGGTTTTGAGTAAAGTGGGGATTTAACGGAATCCCCTACCGAGATATTTGATCACCGCCTTTCAGTTGAACAGCGTCTCCGAATGCACCGGTAGAGGTAGATAGAACTGCCCGTAGTGACAACCCGTTGTGCCGCGCGGAGCCTTGATTTCAAGACCACACTGGCACTCGTATTCATCACTTGAGCAGACATCTATACCCTCCACTTTCTTGCACATAGGTTCTGAGCATCTTGGGCATTGGAACATCGGCAATCTCCTTCAGAAAACTAAAGCCTACCAATCAGAGGTACTTCATCATTCACAATCCCTTGTGATTTTTTCTCCTCCTTCTGCACTTCTACTTTTTGAACTTCTACCTTTTCTGTCTTTTTCTCCTCTTTCACTTTTTCCTTTTCAACTATTGTGGGTTTTGAATTGGCCAGTGTCGGTGGGTAACTCAACTGTGTTTCCTGTCCTGGTGAGGTATTCACAACTTGCCCAGCTTTAATTTCGAAATGGACACTTTCTATGTAATACCTGTCCACTTCTCGAAAAGAGCTCTGGCGGAATGAGTAGATCATATACAGCTTGTATTCTCCATCTGGGAGGTCTTTCGGTAGCTGTAGGTCGTAGTTTTGATCTCTACAGCCCACTGGGTCTATATTGGTGACTGTTGGGTATTCTTCTTCTGGGCTGATATTCCCCTCTCGTAAAAGGAAACGTGCTACTGACCCTTGGATGTTCTTGTTTTTGCAATACTGAATCGTGTAGGTTAGCGTTTCCCCTGGCTGGTATACGCTCTTGTTCACATTGATCGGAGAGTAGGTTTCTAGTATGTCTGCTGGTGCCCAGCGAACATAAAAGAAGGCTGATAGCGAAGCAACCATGACGATCATGAAGGTTGCAAAGAAGCTGTAGCCTAGTATTTTTTGTGACTTATTCATTACTTTAGAGTTACACCGCTTATAATTCCTGCTACTACTGCGGTGAGTAGTAAACCGCAAATACCAAATACAAGAGCCTGCACGAGTGGGTACATGGCAGTCCTTTTTTCTTGGCGGTCTTCAGAATCTTTAATGGCAATCTTCATGTCTGCGAATGTCGGGAATTTATTGCCAAGACCCTCAATTTTTTCATCGATGCTTTTGAACTGAACCTTATTGTCTACGAATCCTTGCTTGGTATCATTCTTAAGCTCAGTGAAGCGCTCTGTGAGCGTATCCACCTTCTGCATGAGTAGTTCGTTGCTTTTGCTTTCCATACTATTTTTCTATTTCTGGGTAATCATAGGAGTCACAAGCTTCTCCATTTTTGTTCGTTCCTCGACCATCTAGCCCGAATATGTCAGAGTCATACTCTTTAAATTTCTTTTGTGCTTCTTCCTGAGACTTAAAATCTCGGCAGTCGTAGTCTCTAAACACTTCCTTACTGTTACAGGGGTTCCATTCGGAGCATTTGAGAGAACCTGCTGACCAAGCACATTGATTCCTAATATGGTCACGCCCGTGAAAGTCTGTTGCTTCGCTGTGATCGTCACGCTCTTCAGGTCTCCTGCCACACTCTGGGAATCTGAAAAGATGTTGGTTGAGCTGTTGATATCGACAATGACTGCTAACACTTCTGAAAACAGAGCTACATTACTTGCGTTGGCGATGCTTCCTGTGAATGTTCCACTCGTTATTGTCCCGGTAAGAATTGAGAACCCAACATTATTCTTAGTCACTCCATTCTTCCAGGTCGTTGGAAGTCCTGAGAGACTAGAATTTATTCCAGTTACTGCGCTAGCGATCGCCAGTGTAACTTGCTGGAATGTTGTTGCATCCTGTGCTTCGGTTGCATCTTTCAGATTTTTAATTTGATTTCCTTCTACTCTCATGACTTTGCCATTAGGTTTGCTTGTTCGGGAGTGACGATCATGACAAATGGACATGATCTACACCCAAGTTCGGTGTCTGATTTTTTGTAATAATTACACTCATCACACTTGGTGGTAGCAGTTGGTTTGATAGTTGGATCAAACATTCTGACTGACCCCAGTGTGGCTCCGGTAGTCTGCGGCATACTATTTGTTCAATTCTTTTAGATAATGCTCTGAATCCCCTACTATCCATGCTGAAGGACAAGCCCTACACCCTACTTCACTCTCATTTTTCTTGAAGTAGATGTGATTTTCACACTGGGTTGTAGCCTTCGTCATGTCCATGTCTGGAGAAAAGCTATGGACTTTTTGCTCTGGAGATTTGGGCTTGTTCTTGACGGGGTTTTCTTGGTGTGACATACTTTTCTGTTAATTGATGGGTTAATTTTATGAGTGACTCTACAAAAATGGCTGTTCTATTCCTGTCGATTCTTTCGGTGGTATTCTTCTTCATGGGAAAACCGAGTAATACTTTGAATGACGAGGTTTATCATGTCGATGGCTTATCCATGGTTGAATATGGTTTTGATAACAACATAGCTATTTCCGTTAATAAGAGTGATGAGTGCTTGACCGGAGACATTTGTGTTTTCGATTGGATTTCTACTGAGCAAGTTGGCCACACTTATGTAAAGAAGCTGATCAGAGTTGAAAATGGATGTTACTGGTTTGAAGGAAATCCAAGCGGTATGCATACCTATGACTCCAGAAACTTCGGATGCGTTACTGATCAGCAGATTCACATCATTGGCACTGTCAATCCTATTCGCTGTAATTCCGGTCTTCTTTCGTGTTTCAAAGGATGGTTTCCTAAATCATAATTATTGCGTGTAGAAAGGATTCAGTTGTTTATTTTGTAAATACTCTTTCAGTTGTTCAGTCAATTTGTCTTTTCCAATTGTTCTCGCTCCGGTCATTTGTCGTGTCTGTTCTATAATCTTTTTTATTAACTTCACCTGGTCTTCTGGATTGAGTTTCTGGTACTCTGGTTTTTGGATGACCTTCTCTAAAGACTGACGAATAAGCCCACCAGCATCTTTCTGGAAGACATCGTATTCTTCAGGCGTGAGTTTTGTTTTTGACCCAGCAAATGAAAACTCTCTGCTCGGCTCTGTTAAGCCAATTTTTCCACCCATTTGTTCAAGTCGCCCAAGCTCTTGAGTCACGGAGTCAGTTCGAGCGGTAGATGGCTTGAAAGGGTTGAAAAACTGATTTCCTTCATATTGCAATTCGTTACCAAGCGAGTCTCTCTTAGCTGGTAGATTGTCTTTGAGGCCAGGGATTCTATTCATGACAGAATTTTCTATTCCATCAAATACACCTTCACCCTTCACATCTCTTTTTATTGGGTCTGCTTGTCTAGCTGAAGCTGCAACAATTGCTGGAATGAAGGAAGAAATCTGACTGGACAACAAGTTCTGACCATATCTTTTCGGATCATCAAAAGCGTTAATAACATTTGACATCCCTTGAAGAAAAGTCATATCTTTTAATCCTTTTATTGTCTGCAATGATGCTTCACCTACACCGGGTAAGCCAGTAGCTGATCCTTGTGCCAAATTCGCTCCTCCGGCCAAAATGTTTCCAAGAGGAGAAATTTTATCAAGGTTGTAATACTTTCCTCCAATGAGGATAGAGTTAGGAGTTTTTCCCTGGAGCTCCCAAAGGTTTCTCTCAGTCTCATCAGAAGGAAGTGAGCCCGTGTAAAGTCCATTCTTACCAAGTTCAAAGCCACCATAACCAAGTCCAGTACCGAGAGTGGCTCTACCTAAAGATTCAGATACTGCGCGCTGACCTGCTCCTCCATAACCTTGTAGGCCTGCTTTGGCGAATCCAAATGGAGAGTAATCAACAATTCTAGCCGCGACATTTGTCGGGGTCTGGGTAAATGGAATAATGTATTCTCCCGCAGCGCCAAGAGATTTCTTCAATCCTCGTGCTCCTTGTCCTAATGCATTATTGCTGTTGAATGTTCCGTAAAGAGCATCTTTTGTAGCTTGTTCAATGAATGAAACAGGGGGGTTTTCAAAAACATCCCCGATATGCTTTGTAAGTGCCTCGCCTCGTAATCCCCTATTAATTCCATCAACTTTTGCTAGTTCTGCTATAGATTTCTTAAAGAAAGTTTGTCGGAATATCTTGTCACCTGCACCCAAGCTTCTGAAAACAGCATCAGTGTACTGCTGTAAACCTGGTGGCAGATTAACTTTTTTATAGTCTACTTTTGATAGGACATCTTCAGGGTCAATTCCAGTTTTAAGAAATTGTCCAGCCTTACCGAATCCCTCAAGCATTCCCTTTCCTTGTGCTCCCAAACTTGGTAAAGCCTTGGTTCTTTGTCCAGTACCGATAGAGATAAGCTTGTCAAAAAAAGTAGCGGGAATATCTTTAAGGTTTTCGAGTGCTAACATTGTGGTATTGCCAGTAATGTTTGCAACTTGTGTCGCTGGGTTGGTAAGCAATCCCGCTTTCCATACAGTAGCAAGCTGTTGCCATCCACTTGATGGAATAAGCTTGCCTACTTCGTCAAGCATCTGCTGAGTAGCAATTGCTTTGGCATCTCCTTCTAAACCTTGTGCTTTTTTAGAGAGATCTGTAATGCGTTTCGCATCATCTGCGGTTAGAGAGATTTGTCTCGCTGGATTTAGCTTATTGTGCTTCTGAACTTCTTTTGCAGCATATCTTAAAATCCCTTCAGGTGTGAGTCGGTTATAGATGGATGCTGCTTGAATAGCCCTACCTGCTTCAGTAAGTTTTGGTGCAACATTTTCTGCAATCTCAACTGCTGAATCAAAGTCTCCCTTATTTTGGTAGTGCTTAATAAGCTCCATAGCTGTTGCTACAGAGTCATCATTTGTCCCATTAAGTGCTAAGTCTCTCGCTTCATCAATATTGGACGTGATCAGTTTGTTGACATTCTTTACAAGCTCATCGGTCTCTCTGGGGGTATATGTACCTGAAACAGCTTTAGCTACTTCCGGATCAGTCATACTAGACTTTTTGACTGTTTCGACAAACCCTCTATTGACATTTTTGCTATTTTGTGATAGGCTCTGCGGATATGAAGACTTTAATTCTACTGATCCATTACTTTTTATTCTTCCTGGGGCTGGTACCGATAGGTCTCTTGTTGGAGAAACTTGGCTTTTTAGAGGGGCGTTTACCGGTACAATTGCTTGGCGCTGTCCTCCTGTTTTCCCTCTGGACACTGTGGGGATACTTTTTGGAATACTCGCGCGACCATTTCTTACCAAAGAAATACCTCCCTTAATACTTTTTGCTACTCCTGGCAATCCAGCAGTTTCTAAACCAGCCAGTGGAACTTTTGCCAGTTCAATAGCAGCACTTCCCAATCCTTTCTTACCCGCTACAACTTCATCAGCTACCTTGCCAAAATCGGTCTGGTAGCTTGTTGTTTTTCCAAGACCTGGAACATTATATTCTTTGTTTGTATATCCTCTACCTTGTGCAGCATTGATTGCCACTTTCGGTGCTTCATAAGCAGAAATAGCAAATTTCACAGGAGCCTTAATAAAAGATGCTGCTACACCTTTTGCAGTATTAGAAGCCAACCCTCTTACAGAGTTGGCTTTTTTTGCTGCGTCTTCGTATTGTTTGGCTTGTGCCTGAGCATTGCGAATAGCAACACTACTGTCCCTTCGCGGGGCAACTGGCGTAATTTTCTTCTGCTTAATTTGAAGAGCTCTACGTTGAATAGCCCCTCCTCTTTTGGCCGGGGCTATTCCTCTTGCTTTTGCTCGTTCAGATATTGCTGACATAGCTACTTATTCCTATTGTTGGTTGAGTGATGCGTAAAGTGCAGCTAATGGATCAACTGAGTTAAAGTTCTTTCGCTCTCCAGGTGATAGGTAGAGTTGTTGTGGGAAGAGTGAACCGAACTTAGAAGCTGATTGTGGGTAGTCGCTTAAAAAGTCACTTTGGGCTTCAAGGTAAGCTTGCGGACTTACGAACCCATCCTGTCCTTTCTGTTGAGCGAGGAGTTGTTGAAGCGTCCCTACTCCGCCTAAGTAATCATCTCCGCTAGAGCCACTGCCTTTTCTTGCAAGGGCAGCCATAGACTGCTGAGCATTGAAGATTTTATCGAGAACGCTCATTTGAGTTGTTCTCTTCGTATTTAAGATGTCTTGAAGAGCATTGGTTCTCTGAGTTTTGAAGTTGTTGATGTCGCCCTGTTTTGCGGTATTTAACTTGGCGAGGAGACCAGCTAGAGAATCAGCATATTGTGCGCCAACACGCTCTTGTTGTTGCATTCGCTGTTCTGAGTCGGCAGTTCCATAACCTGCATAGATTGAAAGCAGACGATTAAGATCCTCTTGTTTTGCTTTGTTCAGTTCTGCTTCTCCTGCTTTCTGGTAGTCTTCGTACTGAGGGTTGAGAGACTTGATCAAGTCGCGGTATTGGTCAGAGACCTCATCGTATCCGAAGTCTCCTTTCGTTTGTGCTTGGAGAGATGCGATGTACTGATCAAGCATTGCATTTCCAGTGAGACCGGGTGCCATGCCAGCATTTCTTCCATCTAGCCCATAGCCCCCTCCAAAACGTCCTTGATTGGTTCCCATTGGGTTCTGAATATTTTCTGGGTTAGTCAACATTTGGATGTTCGTCTGATTTCTTTGATCTTGAGTAGTGACTCCGGGATCCATACCCATAGGAGAGAAATTTTGTTGCTGTGGAGCTTGTGGCATTGCAGGAGCAAATTGTGTTCCACCACCATCACTCGCTTCTTCCCTACCTCCTAAGAAATCTCTCAGACTTCTATTCTGATTAGCATACCGAGTTTCTCGTTCTACGTTTGCGTTGTTGTAGAAAGTTTCACCTCGTGGCCCATATCCAGTAGGGGTGTTGTTGGCGACTCTTCGCTGCTCATCTTGTCTTCTTAGGCTTTCTTGAGCAATTCGAGCCTGATCTTTTCCTTGCGTGTCGTAAAGGACTGGGACATCATTGCTGATAAATTTGTTCAGACCAAGAGATTCCGTAACACCTAAGTCTGGGAGTTTTCCTCCCTGTCCGAGTGCTTGTAATCCTTTACCAATAAACCCAGCACCTCCTGCTAAGTTGCTAAGACCTGCCGCGCCTACTTTTTCTAATCCTGACAATGCTGAACCAAGACCAGTTTTTACTCTGCTGGTCTGAGGTCGTGAATTGGAACTTGTATTTTCGCTCGCAGCTTCTGCGGTGCTTCCCAAAAGACTCTTACCGATTCCAAGAGCTTTAGAAACTACAGTCGGCTTGCTGCTTGATTTATTTGAGCTGCTGGACTTTGAGGAGCTACTAGAACTCTTAGCAGTCGAGGTTGAACCTGCTGCGCGGGTCTGTCCTGGTAAGAGTGGCCCGGCTCCGGTAACTACTGCTCCCACACGAGTTTGACCTGGTAAAAGTGGCCCGGCTCCAACGAGTGGCGCTACAGATTTTTTACTTGAACTGGAAGAGCTTGAACTCTTCTTTTTAGCGGCAGCAGCCGCTTGTGCAGCCTTTGCTCGCTCTACTTCTCGTTTACTTAATCCCCCTCTACTTTTGCTTGCCATAATTTTTAATTTAGATTTTTTAGATTTGATATCTCATTGAACCAACCATGGCTCTATCTCCTGAGCTCTGGTCTGCACCAGTAGCAGACGTCAAGTTGAATGAGAAGATTGCATTGTTAGCAGCGCTTCCGTTTGTTGGTTGTGAAACCGCACCTGTTCCTGCCGCTTCGTATACCCACACAGCTCCTCCTAAAGGACTACGGTTAGCTGCTAAGTAAGTACTCAAGACTGAAAATGGAAGTGTAGAAACGAGGGCAGCTGCTCCAGCTCCGGCAGTACCACCCGAAGAATTAGTCCATTGGAGACGAATGTCTATGGTGTCTGAAAGGATCTTGTACTTGTTGATGAATGTAGCTGTGTAAGTTGGAGCTGTACCACCAGAAACTGAAATGATCGGAGTGTAGTCTAACCACCGAGTTTCAGTAGTTGGTTTCTGAATTAAGTTCAACTGTGAGTATGTTGGCACTGACCAGTTGTAGTTTGGTGTTGAAAACGTAACTGTAGCCGCAAATCTACCGATACATTCGTACGGATCTGTTGAAGCTGCGTTTGTGATAGTAGAAATTTTCGCGTATTTTTCGTTGGTTGCTGTTGCATTGAAGTCTCCATACTGAGTGGCACTTCCAAATCGGGCAAAACCAATAACCACACCGTCGGTGACGTTGTAACCAAGATAAGCAAACAAATCTGTTTCTTTACCAGTTAACTCAAGGCCGCCTAAGTTCATTGGGTTGGTCGTTCCCTGAGCAATACTGACTGATAGAGGAGCGACAACTACTCGGTTGACATCGCCAATTCTGGCTATGATCGGGTCTGTTAGTGACGGGTCGTTTCCATTCAGAGTTTTGAGAGACAGCGTGATCCCGTTGCTTGAAACAGTGGGCACTATCTTTCCGTTTCTCATCATTCCTTGTGGAGCTGAGAGCATAAGGTCTAACTCTCTACTTGGTGCTACAAGTCGTACTGTTTCCGATGTGGTGTGAGCGTAAGTAGTAGCAGCGTGGTTTACTGAACTGACTCCTTTGGAGGTAACGTATACGACTTCGTACTTTCCGTTCTCGTTGAGAGCGTCGTAGACAATCCAGAAAGGCGCTGCAACTGTTGGTAGTAGGTTGAGAGAACCTGAAGTAGCCCCTATCGCAATGTTTGACGTGAGGTTAGTAGTGAAATTGTCTTGGTGATTAAATGGTGACTGTGGCATAAGCTATAAAGTATTAGGCTGGTAAATTGGGTTGAGTTTCTTGATTTGGAATACGAGAGCGTTCAATTCCCAACTTCCACTCGCTTCGTCTTCGAGGATTTCGACCTGTATATTTCTTCCAATTTTGTTTACTGATACTGAGATGAAGTCTGCTCCGAGGTTAGATGCTGGTTGGAAGTTTCCTGGTTCTGCACCGATGGCGAATGCTCCTATTGCTCCCACTCCTATTCCTCCTCCACCACTACTTCCGATTGCTACTACCTCCGTATTTATGAGCTCACCATCTACATAAATATTGATAGTTACTGTTCCGGTTCTCTTGCCCATATAGAGCAATGTGTTGAGATAGAATTTTTCTCTTGAGTACTCTTTGAATGAGAATTTTGGAGATAGCCAAGAGGTTGAAAATGATAATTGGTTGTCTGATCGGGAACTGTCGTCAAAGTAGTAGATCTTCCCATCAGTAGAGGATCCGAAGTACATGCGCGTGTATCCACTTCCGTCCTTGAAAGAGTTGAAACACTGCGCGGCTAATTGCCACTTCCACCAACCTAAGCGCTGACGGTCATAAGCATGGATCGTATCGTTGTATGCTGAACCTCCAGAAGCGTAAGAAAGATGGTAGCGCTGATCAAAGTACAGTCCGCAAGTGTTCGGTAGAGCCGACTTCTGAATTGACTTGATATCCGGGTCGATTCGAGTAGAGACAATGTTGGTACGAATCTGGTCGAGAATGTTCGGCTCGTAACCTGTGGCCAGTACCCCGTATTCGTAGAACATGAAGTTGTCATTCTCTACAGAGTCAATCGTTGCGTGAGAGTCAGTACCTCGAGAAGGGTCAACCATTTCCAAAGAAATAGTTCCGGCACTGTCTGCGGCTACTGCCGCTCGGTACAAAGAGCGCTCCTTTACTGCGTACAAGAAGTCTTGGAATTTGTAGAGTCCTTTCAATTTCTGTCCATCATCTTTCGAAATGTAGATGGAAGTTGCCAATGGATTGGTTGAGACGTTGTATGTAAAATCTCCAATACTTGCATCCGATCCAGAGCGATACAGTCGTGTTTCGTTTCCACTTGAGCTGTTCCCAAAAGTCCAAAGACATGATTTGTAGAAGATACAATTCGTTCCAATGATTCCGTTGGTCTGAGTTGCCACAGTGGTACCATCGTAGTATTTGAGGACATCAGTCCCGTTTTGAATGAACAACTTTGCGCCAGCCATGCAAAAGTCTGTCTTCAGTCCTGATGTCCAACCAGAAGCAATAAGCACAGGTGAACCAGAAGTGATGTCGTAGAGACTTCCCCCTGCCATTGCTACCTGTTTCTTTGTAGCTCCAAGACTGAAGGTGCCAAGACCATCTACTTTAGAAACACCTGGAATGGTGCAGAAAAGCACTGTCCCAGGACGTTTTGCTATGGAGTTTTTACCTACGCCATAAACATTCAAAGCACCGGGACTTTCGTTATCGGCAATCATGGTGTCTCGCGTATAGGTGTTTTGCCCTTTGGCGAAGTCGTCTAATGTCAGTGCTTCAATAGCCATCTCTAGTCAAAACTTAGCGGATCAGAAGGGCTGGTTCTTTGGTCGGTGTCTGGTGGAATAGCGAATGCAAGCTCTTGGTCGTTTTTCTGTTTATCAGACTTCATTCGTTCGATAAGGAATTGTGAGCGCTCTAAGAACTGCTGCGCGTCTTCCAGTGGGTCAGTCTCCGCAAGACGAATGTCAGCGTATGCTCTTGCCCACACAGCTTCCGGCTCAGGGATGATGCAAACGTCTGTAGTCGCACTCATTGGGCTTACTCGGTATGGGTAGAAAAGAATGTAATCCCCATCAACTGGCACGTTCAAAACATAGCCATCGAAGAAGTTCCCGGTAATCCAGTAATAGAGCCCTGACATTCCTACTGACTGGTCTTGTGATATAAGATTCAGTGGAACACCAGATGTAGTGGTTATTCGGTCAAAATAACGAAAATTTGCCCCGAGCGAGTAGATTCCAGAAGCAACAGTCACTTGTTCTTTCTTTACAACTTCTAGCTCTCCTGCCGCATACTCTTGGGCGCGATTAAGAAGCCTCGTCCAATAGCCGAGTGTGCCTGTATTAGTTGTAAGATTTCCTCCGTCATGCTGGTCAGCAATAGATTGGAGTAGATCCTGTAATGTGGCTTTCGCGTATGCCATAATTTTTTATTTTTGTATAAAGCTCTCTGTTCCGAGGACTTCAACCCTCAAAGCCCCCAGAACAGAAACCTCTATCTTATTCAGATAGGGAATCTTTGATGAAACCGAACTCTCCCTCTAAAGAGAGAATTTCTTGTATGCGATCTCTGATGGCATTGTTGTTGTGGCCACCTAAGTGACCGATGTGATAATGCTTCCGGTAGTGTGAGTAATCCTCCAAGTTGTAATGAGGCATCTTTGGTCTGCGGTGGTTGTTGTACTCTTGATCAGCTACCCAGTAACCTTCTTCTTTCAGTGCCTTGTACATGCCATCTGATATTTGCCAGCCTGGTGCTTTAAATCCTTTTGTGAGTCCTAGAGGTTTAATCTTTTTCAGGTATTCTTTTGACTGTTCGTATGTCCACTCCAAGCACTCGTAAGAGTCTGGGTGCAACCATCCATGAGGTACCATGTCAATCCAATCAAGCTTCTTAATCTTGTTTAGAAACTTCTTGGAGCATCGTCCTGGTATGGTGAACAGCGTTATCTTAAAGTTTGGGATCTGGCTCTTAATGAACATCAGGTCTTGCAATCCATGGTTGTCTTCACAAAAGTCGTCAGCATCCACAATATATTGTGTTTTTTTCTCTAGGTGAGACACCATTATCATTCCGCCTGAAGTCTGGTAGATGCGAAGATATCCATAGGGCTGAAGCATATTGACCATGTCTTCCGGCATGTATTCAAACAGATGAGCTTCGTCTTGAATGGCTGAACCAAAAGGAACTGAGATCGATACATAGCGTTTGGCTACTCTCATGAGCTCTTTGACTGCCGCTTCAGGATTCTCTAGATGTTCCAGTGTCTCTGCACAGAGAACGACATCAAAACTCTTAGACTTGAATGGAAGTTTGTAGATATCACCTACTAATCCCTTTTCAGTCCTTCCAAGCTTCAGTGCTTTATCAATGCCTTTCTGTGAGATGTCGCAAAGAGTACGCTTGACTTTGAATCGATTTCCAATGTACTCGAGCAGTTCTCCACTGCCTCCTCCAACATCCAAAATCTTGTCTCCGTCTTTAACGACATGAGCCAGCGATTCAAACCTTTCCAGGTCGATGTCGTCTTTGGAGTTTTTGTAGAATCCGTCCCAATACTTTTTGGTATTGATGTTCTTGCTTCTGACTTTATCCATAAGATTCTTCTCCTTTCTTTCGTTCAAAGTATTCTGGGTACTTCTCTTTCTGCCCTTCGGTAGTGTCCATGTGTTCAACTACAAGGTCTTCTACATAGCCGACTTGACCTCCCATAGCTCCGAACCATCCGTTCAGGTGTTCGTCTTGCCCTTTGGCTTTTGGAAGTTTTTCATCGTACTTGTAAAGCTTGTAGCAATCTGCTGGCACTGGCTGGAAGATTCCGCCAATGATCCCGGTGAGCCCTACCTTGTGCTGATCTATTTCCATGAACATCTTTCGGACTGGCTGGTGGTTGAGACCTTCCACTCTCGGTGAGAGCATGAATTTCTGATAGAAAGGTGGGATACATGAATAGATACCAACCAGCTCTTTCAGAATGTCTGAAGAGATGATTTCGCAGTCGTTATCCATCTTGATGATCAAGTCGTAGTCGTCTTTGAGGATTCTATTCAAAGCTGTATTGCAGGCTTTGGAGATACCCTTGTTCTCTTTGAACATTTGGATAACTGTGAGTCCTTTTTGTTTACTCAGCCATTCTTGTGTTCCATCGGTTGACCCGTTGTCAATCACATAATGGTCGTATGGATACCCGGCATTCTTCTTCAAGCTTTTGAAGGAACGTTTCGTGTATTCCAAGCGATCTCTCGTGATGGTAAAGATGGCTATTTTTAGAGGGTATTTTGAGTCATTCATACTATTCGAGGTTATGTTTTGCAACGAGTTTCACGAGTGCGTCTTGATAGCTGGTCTCTTTGTTCTCGAATGAGATTCCTTGTTTGATGGTGGTCTCGAAGGTGATGTCACCACAATGAACCCCTTTCTTGCCATGCTCCAGCATAGTGAGCCAAGCATCCCAGTCTTGAAGTCTTTTCACTTCGGGATCAAAGCCTGTAAACGCTTCCCTACGGACTAACGCCATGGTTGAGACAATGTTGCCTTTCTTCCAATCTTTGAGTCTCTCAGCCGACCACAGCTCGTCACAGGAGACGTTAACCTTGCCATCCCAGTTCCAGAGGTATGCTCCGAATGAATAGTCACAGTCTGGGTTATCTTCGAGTGCCTTTACGAGCTTTTTAACTGCAAAAGGGTTCCAAGTGAGGTCGTTATCAGAGAAGAGTACATAAGGACTCTTTGCTTTCTTCCATCCTCTGTTTCGAAGTACATTGGCTCCTTCTTCGAGCCTGTCTTCTAGGCGAATGAACTTGATATTGCGGTAGGTTTGCCTCTGAAGGCTTCCTAGGCTCTCCTTATCTGACTCTCCTTTGCGTCTTGTGATCACTACAGTGACTTCTGGGTCTGGTTTTGCCACACTTTCAAGTACTTCTACATACTTAGGAAGCACATCTTTGACCTGGTGTTCAGCCAGAGTCTTTACTTTGGCTTCCTTACCGATTTTCTGGCGTAATTCCTTGTCTTCTATAAGCCAAGAGAGGTATTTGATCCATTCAGAGGTACTCTTTGCAAGAAATCCATCTTTTCCATGTGTAACTGCCTTGCTGTATGGGTATACATCAGAGCAAACCATGGGTATTTCCAGCATTGCTCCCTCCATCCACTTGATGTGGGACTTTCCTCTGTTGAATTCATCGTCAATCAGTGGAGCAACCAGAATGTCCATGCCAAGTGAGGCAAGAAATGCTGGGTACTCTTTGAAGCCTTTCGTTCCGAAGACCATCTTCTGATCTCCTTTGATATTGTCGAACTCAGGAGATTGCCACCCAATGTGGTGAAACTCAATATGATCGCCATACTTCTTGAAAAGCTCTTTCAGCACAGGTACTAATACTGGCGCGTCTTGCTCGTGGGTTGGCCCGTTGACCCAACCAATGCGAATCTTCTTGCTCCTGTTTTTCTTGACGGGAACATTCCAGATTTCTGGATCGGTTGTGTTGGGAATAACAAAGACATTCTTGTTGTATGCCTTCATGTACTCAGCCAATGGTTCGGTAGAACAAACTAAAGCGTCCGCTTCCTTAAAGAGGAAAGCGAAGTTCTGTACTGCTTCGGATTCGGGAGAAATATCTTTGTAGGCATAGTTGTGAGGGTGAACTTTGAAGACGTTGTCATCAATATCCACTATCAGCTTCATGTCCTGTGAGTCGCGGATAGCGAGTAGGTGCATGATCGGATTGATCGAGTCAATGTACTTGATGTACATGACCTTGTTCTCACCAATCTTTTTGGCTATTTCTGCCCTATCTTTGCCTCCTATCTCTTTCTCGCCAACGACAGTAACATTCTGGATTTTTCCCAAACCGTTAACGATTCGGTACCACCCAATGCCGCCATAATGACCTTTGGCTCCCTTGCGGTTCCAATCAGTCCACTGCGCGAATGTCTTAATTTTGTTCGGATACTTCATATTCATGAGGGTTAAATTTCTGGTTGGCCATTTCCTTTAGGGTCTCGGCAAACCATTGAGTTGAATGAATCTTGTACCACTCCATTCGCAGTCGGAACTGACAAAGCTGTAAGTGACGAGCAGGCATGTTGACTGTCTTATACCGGATGTCTTCCTTTTCAAAGGGGTACATCTTGGCTGGTATGTTGAACATTCTTACGCCTCGAAAGGTCACGGGCTTCATGTCTCTCGGGTATGTGTAGGCATCTCCTACTTCAAATCCTCGATACTCTGCCTCTTCTTTGAACCTTTCGTCAGTGGTCATAGCTTTGCGATAATGTCTCGCATGTCAGCTAAGACACAGTGAGACTTCCCGAAATCAAATGGCAGGTTGCCCAGTCGGTTGTATACGACGCGGTCACCTTTCTTCAGGCTTCCGTCACCGCACTGCACGACTGTCGCTTCCCAAAGGATCTCCGGATTCTCTTTTGGAGGTTCAGGTTCACCTTTCTTTGCTTTTTTCGGTTTGTATTCCTTATCTTGTAAAAGAACGCTTGAGGTATTAATCAGTTTCATAGGGTTTGTTTTAAGGGTTTTATTACTTCCTCATTTTGGGCGAATTGATGAGGTCGCTTCGCCCAAGTAATCAGGTGCTGGTTGAGTAATAGAGAGAGCCAGCGTCTCCGACTTGGTTAGACTCCGTAGGTCTTGATGTTGATGATCCAGTTCGCGTTCAACGTAGCTGTAGCAAAAGCTGGGACTTTCCATCCCAAGGTAGAGAACATTTCCAACGGGTTGTCGGTGCTGTTCTTACCAGGCTTCTTGTTGTACAACTGAGTTCCTTTTCCTGCGATGTCAACAGTTGCCATAGCTTCTTTACCACCGATGAAGTTGGAGTATACATTGCTGTATGAGGTTTCAACTTTTTCGTTGTTGGTTTCGAAGATAACGGCTCCTGCGATCTTTCCAACTTCTCCGTCCTTGATCTTTTCAGGGGTCTTGTACTGGTTTGCAGTAACGAAGTTACCCTGGTTTGTATCACCTTGGAGGTCAGAAATACCAGAAAGAGAGAACACGCCTTTGTAGAATCCGTCTTCCCACAATGGAGCTTTGTTTCGCTTCAATTGCTTAACAGCTTTTCTAACTTCAACTACAGACATAGTGTCGGTAGAAGCGATAGAAGAAGCGTGTGGCTTTGAGTTAGCAAGCTGCACGGTGGCACCAGCATAGAGAGCATCACGCTGAAGGGTGTCGATTTCTTCACCCGCGTGTTGTCCCATAACTTCAACTCGTTCTTTCATTGCGGTACTAAACGCAGTGAGAGAATAAAGAGATGAAATCTTTTCCCATGAACCTTTCTCGGACACAATGGCCGAAACTTGTTCAGATGAGCTGGCTACAGATTCACCATTCGTAGCTTCTGTAAGAGCGGCTCCGGTAATGGCACGAGGCTTCATACGATCCCAGAAAACTGTTTTTCCTGTATTTTCAGGAATAGTTTTGAATACGAAGAGGTTCTCGTACTTGAGCATGAGCTTGGCTCGCTCTAAGAAGAGGTCATCGTAATACTGAGGAACATCGTATGCGTTGAAAGCATTAGTGGTCAGGACATTTACGTCTGCCATAAATTTTTCCAAGTACTATCCTTGCTGAACCATTTGTTCGAAGGCTTTGATGCGGGCAGCTCTTGGAAGAGCGCCTAATGCGCCAACGCCTGGGTTTTGTGGTGCAGTGGAAGTACCTGTTGCTTGTTGTTTCTGTTTCGTATCAATTTTCTGATACGCACTGTTTTGTCCCTGGGCAATGGCAGATCCGAACCATTCTTTAGCGATTTCGTCATACGGTTTATCGGTAGCTATAGTAGTACCAATGTCGAAGATTTTGTCTCTAAATTCTGAGTATTCGGGGTTTGCTTGCAAGAATGTGTCCAGCTCCTTTTCTTGGTTCTGAAGAGCAATAGTGTTCTCCAAATCCTGAACTCGGCTATCAACATACGCAAGAGGGTTTTGCTGTATTTGCTGTTGTAGTTGCTGTTGCTGGTGGGCCTGTAGGTAGTTTCGGATTTCGTCAGGTGACATACCGGTAACTTGTTCCAACTCGTTTACGAGGCTAGCTTTCTGGCTGGCTTGTCCTACGAGTGATTCAGCGTTTTGGTATGCTTTCCAGATGTCGTCTGCGGTTTTACCTTTAAACCTCTCATCTTGTTCCCAGGGTTGTGCTTGACCAGTTCCTTGTCCCATAACTCCTGCGCTAACGGGTGCTTGGGGGGCAACTGGCTGGGTCACTTGAACCTGGGCATTATCCTGAGAAGAAGTAGCGCCTTCTGCTCCTACGGGTGCTTGGTTGTTTTCGTGATTATCCATAATCAATAAATTGTGAATGTACGATCAGGCCATAATTACAATCCTGAAAGTGGCTTATTCGCCTTTAGAAGCGTCTGCTTCATAAGCCAGAGGTGTCGGGTTATGCATCGCCCGACTGCTCTGATCTATGACTACTCCAACTCTTCGTCTATCTTGGTTTTTAAATCTTCGTTCAAAATGCTAATGCAGTTCATGAAGTTGTCTACTCCTTCAACTCGTCCCCCATTCCGGTAGCTTTCAAGAAGGTCTTTTGGGAAGAAATTGTTCTGTTGCTCTCTTCGGTAGTCCTTCATAGGTTTGGCAATGTAAGCCTGAAATACATCAGACTCAATCGCTTCCTTGAGGTAAATGAGGTCGTCTTTACTGAACTCCATATCCGGTGTCGTTAATTCCTCTCTGCATTACTTGCCCTGCTGACATGCCCTGTCCTTGATCGGTTGGCATTCCACCCATTCCTTGCTGTTGCATCTGTGCTTCCAGCTCTGGGTTTCTTTCCATGATCATGTCGTCTACATCCTCTTCTCCCTGACGGGTGGCAATCTTTCGAAGGAAAGCTCGCTTCTCGCGGTCAATAAGAATGTCTTTGGATAG